AAGAACCTGTTATCACGAATACACTTTGCGTGGTTTGTGAGAACGGGCATTACAACCCCGGCAGTTTTATCGGCCTGGGCGAAGTGGAAATAACTGCTGAACAAGGTGTACAGCAATATACTGTGCAATATGTCGATTGGGACGGAACCATCCTGAAATCTGCAACTGTGGATAAAGGTGAATCGGTTGAACCGCCTCCCGCTCCGACAAGGCAAGGATATACCTTTATCGGTTGGGACGCATCCAGCGAGAGAGTCGTTTCCGATATGCTCATTGCCGCGCAGTACGAAAAGATACCGTCAACCGATGATTTTCTGCTGACGGTACTCACCAACCTTATCGGTGGTCTGAAAATACCGCTCGAAACGGGGGTATTCAAAGGAAAAGCGCCTGACAGGTACATTGTTCTGACTCCACTTTCCGACACCCTGGAACTGTTCGCAAACAATCGTCCGAGCGCAGAGATACAGGAAGTACGGATTTCGCTGTTCGACAAAGGCAATTACCTCAAAACAAAAAATCAACTTACCCGTTCACTCCTCAACTCTGATATCACCATTACCGACAGACGGTTTATCGGACACGAGGACAACACGGGTTATTATCACTATGCCATTGATGTGGCAAAAAACTATGAATTGGAGGATTAACTATTATGGCAACAATCGGTCTTGATAAACTCTACTATGCGAAGATTACCGAGGGTACCAGCGGTGATGAAACCTACGGCACACCCTCTGTTCTCGCAAAAGCAATCTCCGCCGACCTTTCGGTGGAACTCAACGAAGCCACCTTGTATGCCGATGACGGGGCGTCCGAGATTGTAAAGGAATTCAAATCCGGCACACTTTCTCTCGGCATCGATGATATCGGAACCGCCGTGGCAAACGACCTCACAGGCGCGCAGATAGACACAAACCATGTTCTTATTTCCGCTTCTGAAAACGGCGGGGCTCCCGTTGCGGTCGGATTCCGCGCAAGGATGTCAAACGGCAAGTACAAGTATTACTGGCTTTACCGCGTCATCTTCGGTATTCCGGCAACTAACCTCGCCACCAAGGGCGACAGTATCACATTCTCGACTCCCACGATTGAGGGTACCATCTACCGTCGCAACAAACTGGACGGTCAGAACAAGCATCCGTGGAAAGCGGAAGTCAATGAAAACGACACGAGCGTTCCGACAAGTGTTATCACAGGGTGGTTCTCGGAAGTATACGAACCCGATTATACGGAGGTTGAATGAATATGGACGAAAGAACAGCAACAGTAACCATCGGCGGTCAGACCTATGAAATGGTTTTGACCACCAAGGCTACGAAAGAAATCGCAAAACGCTACGGCGGTCTTTCCAATCTCGGAGAGAAGCTGATGAAAGCGGAAAACTTTGAGATGGCACTTGATGAAATCGTATGGCTGATTACGCTTCTGTGTAACCAGTCCATTCTGATTCATAATCTTCAGAATCCCAAGGAGAAGCAGGAGCCACTCACCGAAGACACGGTGGAATTGCTCACTTCTCCTTACGAACTCTCGGCATATAAGGATGCAATTATGGAAGCCATGTACCGTGGCACCAAACGAAATATCGAATCCGAGGATGAAACCTCAAAAAACGCATCGGTCGAGTAAGCGATGAAGAGTCGTTTGCTCGGCTGATTTTTTACGGTGTATCTCTGCTCGGTCGGGCAGAACCCGATGTCTGGCTGATGCCTATCGGTCATCTGCTCGACCAGTGGGAGATATACAAACAGTTTAACGGCATCACAAAACCAAAACGGGAGTATTTCATCGATGATATCATCCCGGAAGGAATATAAATCACGGCACGTCCGAGGAAGGAGGTAATGGAATATGGCAGATAATTTCGGACTGAAAATCGGTGTTGAAGGCGAGAAAGAGTTCAAAAAAGCTCTCTCCGACATTAATTCATCTTTCAAAGTCCTCGGCTCGGAAATGCAACTGGTCGAGTCCCAATTTGACAAACAGGACAAATCCGTTGCTGCTCTGACTGCACGAAACGAAGTCCTCGGAAAACAAATCACCTCGCAAAAGGACAAAATCGCAACTCTCGAACAGGCTCTGGCTAACGCTACGGCTTCATTCGGTGAGAATGACCGCAGAACCCAGGCGTGGGCGACCCAACTGAACAATGCCAAAGCCGAGCTCAACAAAATGGAACGTGAGTTGAAGTCAAACAATGAAACTCTTGACGATACCTCCGATGAAATGGGCGATGCCGAAAAGAAAGCCGATGATTTCGGAGATGAAGTCGAGGATGCCGGAAAGCAGTCGGATGACGCGGGCGAACGGTTCAAAGGTTTAGGAACGGCTTGTAAGGCTGTTGCCGCAACACTTGCTGCCGCCTTTGCCGCTGTTTCCGCTGCCGCTGTTGCCGCCGGAAAAGCACTCGTGGATATGTCAACTGAAGGCGCTGCTTATGCGGATGGTGTTCTGACCGAATCCACGGTGACCGGCATAGCCACGGACAAACTCCAAGAGTATATGTATGCCGCCGAGCTTGTCGATGTTTCAACCGAAACGCTGACAAAATCGATGGCAAAACAAATCAAATCCATGAAAGGTGTTCAGGACGGCACCAAGGCTTCCGTGGAGGCATACGAAAAACTCGGTGTTCAGGTAACGAACGCTGACGGCTCTCTGCGCGATTCGGACACGGTATATTGGGAAGTTATCGATGCACTCGGCAAGGTATCCAACGAAACCGAACGAGACGCGATTGCCATGCAGATTCTCGGTAAATCCGCGCAGGAACTCAACCCACTGATTACTGCCGGTGCCGAGCGCATGAACGAACTCGGCAAACAAGCACATGAAGCCGGATATGTCATCAGCGATGAAATGCTGAATGCCTACGGCAAACTGGACGACCAAATTCAATATCTCAATGTCGGCGCGACCGCCGCCAAGAATGCTCTCGGAACGGTTCTGCTCCCTGTGTTGACCGACCTTGCCGGAGAAGGTGTTGACCTGCTCGGTGAGTTCACCAACGGCATCCTGGACGCAAACGGCGACATAAACAAAATGGCGGATGTCATCGGAAGTGTTCTGCCGAAGGCTCTGGATAAAATCATGGAGTATGTTCCTATGCTGATTTCGATTATCAGCGAAATTGTCGGAGCTCTCGGAAAAGCCATTGTAGATAATCTGCCAACCATCGTGAAATCGGCTACTGAAATCGTGATGTCCATTCTCAGCGGTCTGACTTCTGCTTTACCGCAGATAGCCGCAGGCGCGCTGATGCTTGTAACCGAACTCGTAAACGGTATCATAGAAAACCTTCCATCAATCCTTGAAACGGCAATCGAGGTCGTTGTCACTCTGGCGGAGGGTATAGCCAACGCGCTGCCTTCACTCATTCCTGCGGCGGTTTCCGTTATAGCGAAACTGTGTCAGACACTTGTGGCAAATCTGCCAAAGATACTGAAAGCGGCACTCGATATTGTCAAAGGACTCGCAAAAGGAATTCTTGATTCCATACCGGTTTTACTTGAAGCATTACCGACCATCATTACGGAAATTGTAAACTTCATCGTTTCGGCTATACCGCAGATTATCGAAGCCGGAGTGCAATTGTTGACTTCGCTTGTGACGGCTCTCCCGACCATTATCACGGCGATTGTCGAAGCAATACCGATGATAATTGAAGGTATCGTTGGCGCAGTTCTCGGTGCGATTCCGCAAATCATCAATGCCGGAATACAACTTATTACCTCGCTTATCGGCGCTCTTCCCACGATTATTGAAACCATCGTAACCGCTATTCCTGTTATCATCGAAAGTATTTTGACGGCTGTAATCGGTGCGATTCCGCAGATAATTGACGCAGGCATACAGCTTATCACGGCTCTCATCGGTGCTTTGCCTACAATCATCGAAACGATTGTGGTGGCAATTCCGCAGATTATCAATGGTATCCTGGACGCGGTTCTTTCCGCTTTGCCGCTTATCATCGATGCCGGGCTGCAACTTCTGACCTCTCTTGTGGGTGCGCTGCCGACTATCATCGAACAGATACTTCCGGCAATCCCTCAGATCATCGAAGCCATTCTTACTGCTGTAATCGGTGCAATTCCGCAGATTATTGAAGCCGGAGTGAAACTCATCACTTCGCTTGTGTCTGCATTACCGCAGATTATTGAAAGCATCTGCGCTTGTATTCCGACAATTATCGACAGCATTGTTTCTACGCTGTTGACGGCAATACCTCTCATTATTGAAGCAGGCATCACATTGATTACCTCGCTCATTGGGGCTTTGCCGCAAATCATACAGACAATCATAGCCGCTATACCGCAAATTATTACTTCACTCATCAACTGCATTCTCGGCGCGATTCCTCAACTTATTGAAGCCGGTATTCAACTGCTAATCTCGCTGATTGGCAATCTGCCGTTAATCATTACAACCATAGTCGGTGCGATTCCGCAAATCATAGGCGGCTTGGTACAGGCACTCATCGGTGCGATTCCGCAGATTATCCAAGCCGGAATCACGCTTCTCATCTCGCTTGTGAAGAACCTTCCGCAGATCATCGCAGAGATTGTCCGCTGTGTTCCGCAGATTATCTCCGGCTTGGTAGGCGCGCTCGGTAAGGGTGTGTCGCAGATAGCCGAAGTCGGTAAAAACCTCGTAAGAGGCTTGTGGAACGGTATTCAAGGTCTTGCTTCTTGGCTGTGGGATAAAGTTTCAAGCTGGGCAAGCGGTCTCTGGGACGGTATCTGTGACTTCTTCGGTATTCATTCACCCTCTCGTAAATTTGCTTGGGCGGGCGAAATGATGATGAAAGGTCTCGCTGGCTCCATTGATGAAAACGGTGGAACTGCCGTTGATGCCGTGGTTGCCATGAGTGAGGAAATTGAAGGCGCGATGAGCGACCTCGGAAAGAATATGTGCGCAACTATACCGACCGATTTCTCGGTTGATGTGGACACAACCAAAGCAAGAAAATCTCTGTCCGATGCTATGACCGGGGTGAGCCGGGATATTCACGCTGTTTCCGGCGATTACAATGTCAATGTCAACGGAAGCGGCTCTTCGGGCAGCGAACCGATTATGGTCAATGTCCCTCTGTATCTGGACGGCAATATTATCACGACGGTGACAAGCGGAATGCAAAGTGTCCGCAACATCAGCCGCAAACGCGCATTGGGGGTGACCTAACATGAACATCATCGTTAAAACAAGGCAAAATGCCCTCATTGCGACTGTAACAAGGGTTATGTCCTGTGATGCCAACGAGAAACTGTCGGGAGAGAAAACCCTCTCCTTTCAGACGCTCCTTGATGGCGGACTGGAAAACATCCGTGAGGACGGAAAGTATGTGGTTGAGTTTGAAGGTGACTCCTACGATGTGGTGTCCGTGAAAAAGGCACTCTCCGGCGGATTCTATACTATTCAATTCTCCTGTGAACACATCTCATACCGTCTAACGGATATTCCCGTGGAGCAGTTTTCTTCCTCCGGCACACCCTCCGAGATTATGACCGCAATATTGAACGGGAGCGGTTTTGTGAAAGGTACGGTCATTCCGACTGCCTTTGCAACCTACTCCTTACAGCAGAGTTCCACGGTGCGTGGTCTGCTTCTGGACTTTGCTACCACATACGGTTATGACATTGAGTTCTATAACCGCTATGTTTCGCTTCTGGCTCACAGAGGTTCGAGTGTTCCGAAAGCGATTCTTGACCGAAATGTGGTGTCCATCGACAAGACCATAAACCTTGCGGACGGCACCCACTCATATAACATTTCCATTCGTCCGACCGAAAGCATTCTGCTCGGTGATGAG